AATGAATTTTTAAAATAGTTTATAAAATTTATATGAATTATGTTGAGCTATATGACTTTGAAAATCTGATATAGAAGGAGAAGAGGATAATATGAAAACGATAAATATAAAAGGTAAAAATTATGTTCCAGTTGTTGAAAGACTGAAAGAGTTTAGAAACTCAGAAAAATTTAAAAATTGGAGCCTAGAAACTGAATGGCTTTCAATAACTCAAGAAGTAGCAACTTGCAGAGTAATAATAAGAGATGAAAATGGAGTTTTAAAATCTACTGGAACAGCAATGGAATTAAGAGATGAAAAAAGTTCTCTTGTAAATAAAACATCTCATGTTGAAAATGCTGAAACCTCAGCAGTAGGTAGAGCATTAGGAAACTTAGGAATAGGCTTAGATGGAGATGAAGTTGCTTCTTATGAAGAAGTATCGAGAGCCAAAAAACAACAATTAATCAGTTCTATTAATTCAATGGTAGATGAAAGAAATAGAACTGAATATGAAAAAGAATATAAATTATCTGAAATAGGAATGATGAGTATTGAAGATTTAGAAGTTCTTGAAAATCAATTAAAAATTAATCAAAAAGCTTTGTTATGTGAAGCTATAACAAATATAGCAACAAAGGAAGATATGCAAGGAATTCTAAAAAAATATAAAATTAAAACTTTAGGAAGTCTAGATTTAAAAGACCTTCAATCAACTCATGATATATTAGTTAAATTTAATCAAAAATGTACTAACAAAGAATTAATAGATTTAAAAGAATGTTGTGAAATTGTAGATATAAATATGGAAAATTATATAAAAGAACATTATAAAAAAGAAGTTAGTGAATTAACAAAAAGAGAATATTCACAAATGAAAAAGAAATTAAATAGCTAGGAGGATAATTATATGAATTTAGTTGTGTTGAAAGGTAGATTGGTAAGAGATGTAACTTTATTATTTGGAAAATCTGGAACACCTTATACAAGTCTTGTTATTGCAGTGAACAGATATAGTAAGGACAAAGATTTAACAGATTTTGTATTATGTACTGCTTTTAGTAAGACAGCAGAATTTATTGCTGAGTATTTTAGAAAGGGTCAGGAAATTCTTATTAGAGGTAATGTAAAAGTTGATTCTTATGAGAAAGATGGAAATAAAATAAGTAAACAATATATAGTAGTTGAAGTAGTTGAATTCGTAGGAAGTAAAAAAGAAAATACAGAAACTAAGGAAGAAGAAACTCAAGCACAAGATAATGAGGAATTTCCTTGGTAAATGAGATAGGAGCAAATAAAATGGATAAGCTAGGTTATTCAAGAGAAACACAAAAATTAATATATGCAATTATGAATGATATTTCTAATTCCTTCACAGGTCAAGATGCAGGAAAAAAAGCTTATAGTTTAGACTTGGAAGAAACTAAGAAGCAATTAAAGCAAAGATTTTTAGAAGTCTATGATATGCAACCTCTAAAATCTCCAATTACATTTTTTTCTAAATATTTGGAAAAGAATAAAGATAAAACTGTTGGAGAAATAGAAAAAGAGTTAAAAGAAACATTTATAAAATCTTTACAAAGTACTTTAATAGAAAATAAAACTTTCAGCTTAGCACTAAATACTTTAACTCAAAATCAAGCAAATGACTTGGTAAAGTGGTTGCTAGAAACTTGTATATATTATGATGTTCCATTGAAAATGGATATTGAAAACCTAGCGGACCAGTACACTAAAGCTTATCATTATGTTTGTTTGAAAAATAAAATCTGCTGTATCTGTGGCAAAGAACATGGAGTTTTACATCATTATGATAATGTAGCACGTATTGGTGGATATAAATTTGATGATGGAAGAGTTTTGAGAGTAATGTGTCTATGTGGTGAGCATCATGATGAAGTACATGCAATCGGTACAAAAGACTTTAGTCAAAAGTATCATGTTGTTGGAATCCATTTAGATGATAGACAAATAAAAGAATTAAAGAAAGTTTATACTAATCACTTTCAAGCATTTAAGGAGGATTAAATGAAAATAAAAGAATATGCAACTGAAAGAATAAAAGATATTGAAGAATTTTTAAAAGGAGATGGAATTGAAGAAAGTATAAAAAGAATATGGAGTTGATTCTAATGACTGAAGAAGATAGAAAATTCTATAAGTGGGCTTTAGAAAAAGTATTAAATTTTGAATCTAATGAGTTAAAATTACAAGAATTTAACAGATTTAAGATTTTACTTAAAAAAAATGATATATTTGTCTTTAAGAAAGTAAGAGGTACAGTAATATGATAAAGGCTAAACCTCGTAAGAAAAATATTGTAAAAGTTAATGAAACTAAGGAAATTAAAATTATTAAAAAGCCATCACAAGAAAAACTTGAAGCTACTGAACTTGCTGTTGCTTTGATTAATATTTATTTAACTACTGATAACCATAAAAAAGTATGGGACATTGAATTAAAAGAGTATGATGGAATTATCCCATTTAAAAACTATATGGAAATTTGTAAGGTTAGAAGTCAAGCAAATAAATTATTTCATATTTTAGAAACTGATTACTTTGATAACAATGATATAGAGGATAATTTTTATTATAGACAAGCCTTCATTAATCAAGTCGAAAAATCTATAACTGGAGTATCAAAAGAACTTTATTTAACTGTTGCAGATGTCAATGAAAGTTTACCAGCTGGCTTCATGGGAACAATTATTTCTTGGAAAAATATGGTAAAAAGCTTATCTAAATTTAAAAAACTAATTAAAACTTTAGAATTAGAAAAAGAAATAAAAAAGCTAGTTGATGCTTCAAAAAGATTTTTTACTTTTATAGATGAAGAAATAAAAATAGAGAATATTTATTAATAGGAGTTGATAGAAATGAATGAGCTACAAATTATAGATGAAAGAGAAGTATTAGGAAAACAATTAAGAATATATGGAGATTTTGAAAATCCATTATTTTTAGCAAAAGATGTTGCTGAGTGGATAGAACATAGTAATGTTACTAAAATGTTAAATGGTATTGATAAGACTGAAAAAATAGTAATAAAGATACCCTCTAACAATTTGTTAGTGGGTCTACAAAGCAATACAGAATACACATTTTTAACAGAAGAAGGTTTATATGAAGTTTTAATGCAAAGCAGAAAACCAATAGCAAAAGAATTTAAAAAGAAAGTTAAAGAAATATTAAAAAGTATTAGAAAAAATGGTGGATATATAGTCACTAAAGAAAATGATACTCCTGAAATGATAATGGCTAGAGCAGTGTTAGTAGCTCAAAAAACAATAAATAAGCAAAAAGAAAAAATACAAAACTTAGTAGAAGAAAATAAAAGTCAAAAGCAGATAATAACTGAACTAAAGCCAATGAAAGAATATATGGATACAATTCTTTCAAGTAATAATACAATGACAATAACACAGATTGCAGCAGATTATGGACTATCAGGACTTAGATTAAATAAAATATTGCATGATGAAAGATTTATAAGAAATGTTAATGGTCAATGGCTTCTATACTCTGAACATATGAATAAAGGCTATACGAAGTCTGAAACTATAATAATGAAAAGAAAAGATGGAACAGATAAAGCAATACCAACTACAAAATGGACTCAAAAAGGTAGATTAAAAATTCACAATATTTTAACTAATCTAGGATTTTTAGCTAATATGGACAAAGAAAAGAAAATTTCTTGAAGGAGGAAATATGGAACAAAAAAGAGATGATATAATAAAAAATACAGTAGTTGAACAAATTGAAGAACTTTATAAAAAATTAATTTTAAGAAAAAAGGCTTCATAAATGGAAAAAGTAGCTATTTATATAAGAGTTTCTAAAAAAGAACAAAGTAAGGATAATGGGAGCGAAAGCTCTCTTAATATCCAGTTAAAGAAGTGTTTGGACTACTGTAAAGAAAAGAACTATGAAGTTTTAAAAGTTTATCAAGACGTTGAAAGTGGAAGAGTAGATGACAGAAAAGAATTTAATGAGCTATTTGAATCAATAAGTAAAAAGATCTATACTAAAATAGTTTTTTGGGAAGTTTCAAGAATAGCCAGAAAAATATCTACTGGAATGAAATTTTTTGAAGAACTAGAATTATATAAAATTACTTTTGATAGTATATCTCAACCATATTTAAAAGATTTTATGACCCTCTCTATATTCTTAGCTTGGGGAGCTGAAGATATAAAACAAATGTCTTTGAGAATAAGAAGCAATTTAGAAGAAAAAACAAAAGCAGGATACTTTGTTCATGGGAATCCAGCAACTGGGTACATGAGAGGGGAAAATAAAATGATTGTTCCTGATCCTGAGAAAGCTCCTTTTATTCTTAAGATTTTTGAAACATACGCAGAGACTCATAACTTATCTGAAGTTGGTAGAAGATTTAAGAAAACAAGATCAGATATAGTGGAAATAATTGATAATAAAATTTATATTGGTTTTGTTCCTTTTAGAAGATATGTTAAAGAGCTGAATGAGAAAAAGAGAAAAGAAAGTAGAAAAAATATAAAATGGTATAAGGGACTTCATGAACCTATTATTCCTTTAGAATTATTTGAATTTTGTCAGTCTCTAAGAGAAAAAAATATGAAAGTTAGAGCTTCTTTTGGAAATGCAAAACCATATTTATTATATTCTTCTCTTATATATTGTAAATGTGGTTGTAAAATGTATCAGCAAAAAAGAAAAAAAAGCTATGAGACTAAAAATGGAAAAGTAACTCGTACTTACTATTCATATACTTGTGTTAATAGAAAATGTAGAAAAGTTTTCTCAGCAAAAACAATGGATAAAGCAATAAAGGATCTTATTTTAAATTCAAAAGAACTTGAAGAACTAAATCAATATAGCTCTAAAGATAAAAAGAATGAGGAAAAGAAGTTTTTAAAATTAAAAAATGACTTGAAACTACTTGAGAACGAAAAAGAAAGAGTAATAAATTTATTTCAAAAAGGTTATATAAATGAAGAAGAACTTGATAATAAATTTAAGGACATCAATAATGATTTAAAGATAACTAAGGAAAAAGTTTCTGAATTTGAAAAAATCTTAAATATTTCAACTCCAAAAGATATAAAGATTTTAGAAAAATTGAAATTTATAATTGAAAATTACGATGAAGAAGATATTGTTGAAACAAAAAAAATTTTAAAAATATTGATAAAAGAAATAAGAATAATTTCGTTTAAACCTTTGAAACTTTCTATTTTATTTTATTGAAAAGCAACTTTATATAAGTTGCTTTTTTTTACCAGTGTGATATACTAAAAAAAAGGAGTGATGTGAATGGAAGATAAAATTAAACAGTTAGCTAATATAATTAAAAACTCTAAGCATCTTGTATTCTTCACTGGCTCTGGTGTATCGACCGATAGTGGATTGAAGAGTTTTAGAGGTAAAGATGGACTATACAGTAGTTTATATAAAGGCAAATATAGACCTGAAGAAGTATTAAGCTCAGACTTTTTTTGCACACATAGAAAAATCTTTTTAGAATATGTGGAAGAAGAATTAAATATTAATGGTATCAAACCTAATAAAGGTCACTTAGCTTTAGCTGAATTAGAAAAAATGGGTATATTAAAAGCAGTAATAACTCAAAATATAGATGATTTACATCAAATGGCAGGAAATAAAAATGTTTTAGAATTACATGGTAGTTTAAAAAGATGGTATTGTTTAAGCTGTGGAAAAGCATCAAATAAAAATTTCTCATGTGACTGTGGTGGAATAGTTAGACCTGATGTCACTCTATATGGAGAAAATTTAAATCAAGATGTTGTCAATGAAGCTATTTATCAAATAGAACAAGCTGATACGTTAATAGTTGCAGGTACAAGTTTAACAGTTTATCCTGCTGCATATTATTTAAGACACTTTAGAGGTAAAAATCTAATTATCATTAATAATGAGAATACTCAGTACGACAATAATGCTTCTTTAGTCCTAAATAATAACTTCACAGAAGTGATGACTAAAGTTTTAAATGTTCTTAAAATGGGAGTTTAATCTCCCTTTTTTTAATTCGGTAGGTAATGTTAGTAGGCTCAGTCGACACGCCTGCTCCTGTAAAGAAAACAAGATGCTTAGAATTTTTTATAATATCCGCTAGTTTTTCAATTTTGTTTTCCATTTACATCACCTCTAAAAAAGTATAACATAGTTAAGAAAAAAATAAAATAGCAAGAGTTTTTTAAATGTGTTAAAATTAAAACTACATATTAAAATTTTAGGATGAGAAATGGAAAGAAAAGAACTTAAGTTTGAAGTTTTAAATGATCTGGGAACTATATCTGAAAGTACTAAAGGTTGTAGTAAAAAACTTACTCGTATTATTTGGAATGAAGATGAGCCAAAATATGATATTAGAGCTTGGGATTCTGAATTTAAAAAAATGGGAAAAGGAATTACTTTAACTGAAAAAGAGTTAAGATCATTAAAATACTTAATTGATAAAGAATTAGAGTTTTTAGATAATGAAAATTAGAATATTTTTGGAGGGATTATGAGAAGAAAAAATTTTATTTTAACTGTATTAATCTTTTTATTTATTAATATTTTAAGTATGGCAGTAGAAAGTACCAACTTCATTATGCCAAATACTAATATGACTGGTAGTAGTACCAATTTTCAAGAAGCATTAAAAGACTATAAACCAAATCTTGAAAATATTGATAAAATATTTAACTATATAGAAAAAAATATAAAAGAAAAGGGAAGAGCAGTTTTTTATTCAAAGTTAGAAAAAGGAAAAAACGAAATAATTGTTACTGATGAAAATAATAATATCATTTACACAGAAAAAATTTCAGAAAAATTAATAAATGTAGTCCCTTATTTTGAGGCAAAAGAAATGTATCAATTAAAGGAAGGGAAAACATTTTCATACATTGATTATAGCACAGAAATGCTAGGGAAAAATGTTCGTATAAAATCAGAAAATTTACTAAAAAAGAAAATGAATAAAAAAGATGCTATTGAAATTTTAAATAAATTAAGAGATTATAATAGTTTCACAAAAAATAGTATTTCAAATATAGAATATGCAAAATCAGAATGTTATGATGAAGAAGGAAATTTACTTTTTACAATGCAAATTAAAGATAGCAAAGTAATTACAGAAACCCAAAAAACCATAAATGAAAATATTATTAAGATGATTTATATAGTTAATGATATTGATACTGATTCTGGATTAATGGAAACTTACATAAATGGAAAATTGAGTGCTATTATGAGAATGAAAAATTCTCTTCCAAATGGAGAAGCTAAAATATTTTACCCTAGTGGTAAGTTATTATCTATATTTACTCTTGAAAACGGAAAAACAAATGGAATTGTTAAAGTTTATTATGAAAATGGGAAAATACAAGCAATTCATAATTTTAAAGATAATGTTTTAAATGGTGAAGCTATTGAATATGATGAAAATGGAAATGTTGTAAAAAAAGTTTTATATAAAAATGGAAAAATAGTAAGATAAAAAATTAAATTGGAGATAAAATGAGAAAAAGAGATATTTTTGTTATTTTTATATTTTTAATAAGTATTATTTTAGGAATCATATATAGAAAACCTGGTGTTCCAAAGGCTTTAAAACTTTATGTAGAATATGTAAGAGAAAAACAGGATAGAAAAGAGCCAATAGTTCTAAATTATAAAATAGATTTTAGTAGGTGGAAATTAAGTTTGTATTCAGATAATGAAGAGTTACTTTATGAAGATGATTACTTTCAAAAAGCATATTTTCCTTATCCAGAAGTCAAAGAAATAAAATATACAATCACTGAAAATGAGGGTGAAATTACAATTGCTTTTGAATTTTATAAAGAAGATTTAATTTTATATGTTAAAGGATTTAAAAAATATGAAAAAAATTCTAAATTTGATATTATAAAAGAAATTTCTAATTCAAATAGACCAAATATATTACCATTTCATATGGAGATTAATATCCACAAAAAAGCTGGAGAATTAAATGAATTTATACTCAATCAACCTAAAACAATAAATGGTTTGAAGTTAAATGAAATATCAATGAGTGAGTATGATATAGAGGGTAATATAATTAAAAATTTGAATTTTAAAAATGAAGAAATTATTGTAGAATATTTTTATTTAGCTAATAGAATAATAGCAGAGGTTAAGACTGATAAAAATGGATACACTATAAAGTATTATAATTGGGATAGAGAGTTAATAGCAACGGCTATTTTTAAAGATGAAAGAACAATAAAAATATATGATTTGAATAATAAATTAATAATGACAGAAGTGGTTACTGATGATGGGGAAACATTAATATATAATGAAAATAATAAATTAATAGAGAGAGTTCCTTTAAAAAATAAAAATTCAAATACTTCTTCTAAAAAGCATAATCAATTTGGAAAAATTATAAAATTTTTGTAAACGCTAAACTATCATTATTCTAATTTTTATGGTATAATATCTCGTTAAAATATATAAACAAACTAGAGGATTGATATTTTGGAAGGAATAATACTTGTAAATAAACCCAAAGGAATAAGCT